CCCTACAGGCCCACCGGCTTCTTGTCCTAAACGATCCTCTAGGTTTGCGGCAAGCTTGCCGGTACTCGTAGCCCACTGTAGCGGAGAAAGACCAAGCCACGGCCTAGCAGGGTCTATGCTGTACCGGAAATGCAGAATAGAAGAGGACGGCACTAAGCGAGTCAAATTTCCAGAAGGCCCGAACAAATCAACCCGATATTCCCACGTTTCCTCGTTCCAGTCTCCCCTTACATCCCAGGAACCACAAGGCACTAGCTCTAACTCTCCTGCAAATACGTCTATTAAATGCAGGCTTTCACCTTTGCGGATTAAATCACGTGCAATAAGACCCAAAAGGCCGCTTGTCACGGCTTTCTTGACTCTTGCCGACCCTTCAATGGTACAGCCCATAAAAGCTCGCTGATAAGCTCCTACGGCCATTTCTAAGGCCCCTAACGTTAAGGTATTAGCCGGTACTGTTCCGGCTGCCTGAGATATGATTGCTTGCGCTATAGCGTCCGTGAACGGCTGCGCTTCTCTGGTTTCGATCTCCTCACTTCGACTAAACGGCCACATGATTATATTGCCCTTCTCTGTTTAAACGAGCTTAACAACTGCTCTGCCCCTGAATGTTTCAACGCTGATCTTTGCGAAGGGAAATACTCAACTTCTAAATCATCGACTTTTTGTGATTTAAGCCCCTTTGCTAATCCGCTAGAATACAGCCACATAGCGGCCCGTGTCGCTGCCTCGTTCATAATTTCTCCAGGAACGTCACTTCCTCGACAATACTCTGTGACTAGCTGATTAACTACAGGCAATAACCTTTGGGCTTGTTTCACAACTGTAGGCTTGTACATATCATGCTCGCTTACAGTATCCGGCAAGGTGTAATTAGAAAGCACTTGTGCTAACTCTATCGACGTTAACGTTACAGCCATATCCTAAATCCATTTCTCATAAAGTCTTGTTCTGCATCTTCGGCTCTTACGCTAACCTCTGACTCAGTAAAGACAGGTCTAGTGACAATGCTCAATTCATATAATGTAGCCTGATTGATCTTTCTCACATAGACGCTTTCGTTTCCAGGTTCCGGCAATAGTTCCTCTGCGTCTGGTACGGCACTTTTCGGAGGAACAACAAACCCAGGGGATACCCCTGAAACTAAGCCGGTTTCTATTTGGTTCACAGTATCCCGCATGTAGGACGGCCATTTACTCTCATCTTCCGGTAGCTCTACCTCAAAGCGTAAATGCGGGTCTAGTTCATCCTCGACTTCCTCAATAACAGCACTACCGGCTGCGACTGATCCCAACACACGGCTAAAATCGTGTCCGGCCAAGATATGAATATCCCGCCTTGCTAGTTCCTGTGTTGCATCCTCTATCACTTCTTTCTTGGCTTTTTGCTGAATCAATTTTTGTACATCATCTTTCAGTTTTTTAACTTGGTTTAGACTCCATGCAAAAGACTTTTTCATCAGCATTTCTTTTCTGACTTTGCCACGATTGCGGACAGTTCCCATACGTCTAAATTTCCCAGGGCTTAACCCAAACCGACCGGAAATTGAACGACCACCGCCGCCCCTACGTCTTATCTCTAACCCCTCAGAGGGATATATGCCATATTCCATATTCATTCTAATAAACCCCGCCTAAATGCTAACGTCACAGCATGAACGCTATTTTTTGCCCCTAACCTATCCCTAATAGTTTTTAGCGTTTTATTTACCCCTTGTCGGCTTTTGTTTGTCCTTGCGGCAATCATTAATTGATGAAAGCCTTCTGCATAATCGCTTAACACCTCATGTTGATTATCAGTCAAACTATGCTCCAGTTCTATCCGTTTGTTATATCGCCTCTGATCCATACGCGCTAAAGAAGCCTCTGAAAATTTACGTTTCCTTGGTTTTGGTTTTGGCTTCGGAAACGCTTTGACACAAGACCTAGCATTTTTAGCGTTTGCAGCTATTCGCTCCGCTGCATCCTCTATAGTTTTTTCAACTTGCTTTAAAACCTTTGGGGAAATAGTAATTTTTCGTTCCCTTCTTTTTACTTTTGGTTTTTCTTCCTGTTTCTTCTTTGTTTCCGTTATCGGTTTTCCTTTTGTACAAACAAGGTCCTCTTTCGCTGTGTGTTCTAACTGATCGACAATGCTCCACATAGGCAAACCATTAAAAATAAATTGACGTATGACTAATGTTTCCATCCATATCACGATAACGACCAACTGATATAATTGGAGGCTGTTTAGGAGTGTACCCTTGAGGCAAAGTCACTCTTGCACGTCCGTCTAAATTCGGCACATCACCTAAAATTGTTACTCGTACCTGACTTACCAACTCTCTGCCTTTATTGTCACGAAACTCTTTTTCCTCTCCCGATATTCGACACAGACACGTAAAAGGGTCTTGATAGGAAATAACGCCATATGATGATCGACTTTCAAACAATTCTATCGTGACCTCTTGATGAAACAAGTTTTCTAAATCTTGCATATCATCACCTCTAAAAAGGGAGAGTAGAGGGGCTAGACTGTTATAACCCCTCTACCCCATAGGGAGGAAAAACTTCGGTAAAGAATTTGACAAAAAACCCGAAGGAAAAAACCTCCCTCATCACCTTATGAAGTCACCTGCAAGGCCAAGTGCTTATAGGCTGCACTACGGAACGCTACCACAGCATCCCATAGCGTGATCCAGGTAAGCACAACTCCACCTTGCCGTGCTTTCGTGTAATGGTCCCTAATAATTTCAAGCGTCGGCCACATAGCAGCTACGCTATCGCCTCGCATACTTCCACCATTAGGACCGGCTGAATGCAGGATGACAGATTGCTTCTTGTTAGAAGCCGGAGCCGGAATGTAGCTTGAGGCATAACACCCACCGGAACGACGTTTTAATAGTTCGCTACCGGCTTCTCCCGATCCTGTAATATAGACACCGGCTGCACGTTGATAGGTTTTAATGCCCACAACACTTTGCACTTGGCTTTCCATTTCTGCATGTACGCCGTCCACGCCTTGCGCGTGTAATTCCCCAAACACTTGCGCACTAGCAGGGGAACCCGTTTGAAAATCTACAGCCGTGATCTTCGTTAAGAACCCTTGCACGTTTTGCGGATTTTGTGTTGTCGGAGCAAGACCGTTAAGAATAAGGTCCGTCATCTTCGACTTAATCACGTCCGCTAAATCACGTCTTAGGGCTTGCTCTAAATCCTGCACACTCGCTTGCATTTCAACGGTATATTCATAGCTTCCGGTCAAGCGTTTGGGTTTCATGTTCGCATAGTCAAATGTTGCGCTTGCGGCTGCCGGACCATCGGCTGTTTCTTTCGTTTGACTTGCAGTAGTACCACCAGACAGCAACGGCCATTCAACACGGCCAACTGGTACACTATCAATCCGAACGCCTAAATAATCCATCACCCCAGGCCCAAACAAACGCTGTAAGATAGGCCGTTGTGTTTCCTGTCCATCATTCGCACTGGTTTGGGTATAAGCTCTTGTTTCTAGTTCCGGCATACTGTCCCGACGTTCTAATAAAACCGCATACGGAACAGCGACCCCGCCGCTTACCCCAATAACCGGAACCTCAAGGGCTGCGTTTAACTCTTTCGCTGCCCCCTCTAATCCCGTTCCCGCACTAGCAGGGGTTAGATAATCATTCAAAGAGACACGGCTAAATAGGCTGCGAAGTTCTGCGCTTTCACCATCGCCTTGTTGTGTACTCTCACCTAGCTTTCGGGCTTCTTCCTCGCCTTCACTCACTACGGCTGCTCGATACTCGATTTCTAGGTCTTGCATTCGCTTAGTCAAATCTTGCAATTCGTTAAGCTCTTGTTCGGTTTTTTCATCCTTCCCAAGTAGCTCATTGATGCGTTGACGTTTCTCACTTTGTTCTAGTTCTAACTTCTGTTTATTTGTCATATTAAAAATCCTTCTCTCTTACTGATTGTTGCAACAATAAATCCCAGGCAGTAGCCCCAGGTATGAAAGAGGCTTGCTTAATGTGCCTCTCTGTTCTCGTTTTCTGTACATGGCAGAAAGTACAGAGGGCTTGTAAGTTATCCCTCTCATATTCTGCCCCTCCATCACTCACCGGCTGTATATGATCGACCTCGTTCGCCCAAAGGCCGCAAATCCGGCATTTCCATTTTTCCTCGTTTAATACTGTCAAACGTGTTTTTATCCATCGCTTGTTTCTTCCTGAATGCCACCGACTCATTGACAAATCAGTAGCCGGTAGCCTGTAGATTGTGGCTTTCTCGCAAGATGACGGGCTAACGCGCCACCGGCCAAAGTAGCGCAAATGGCTACATCATCGCGGCTTTTCCATTTGCGACGTTTAGAAACTCTTAGGTTTCCTTCATCCTCTAAAACTACAGCTTGACTCAATGCAAAACGGGCTAACGTGCGGCATTGCGGCACAATCGAAAGGGGACCATCAGCTACTAATTTGCGAAGCCCTAGCACGTCCTCTGTCCCTTCACTCCATCGGGTTTTCCGTTCGATTAGTTCCCACTCTTGCGGCAACACGTCTAACAAATCATTGACCAAAAACCTGTCACAAATCAGCACGTGCGGGACAAGCTCTAGCATTGCCATCTTCTCAAGTAGGGTAGCAATCCGCGCAACTCGGACCCCTTCATCTATAAACAAGGTTCCCTCTTGTTTCAGCTTTTCATAAATTCCCTTCGGCACGGCATCCTGTTTTTCACGTTCGGGAAGTGATGGAAGCGAGCCGCAAACCGCATAGCACTCTGATCTTCCGTTATTCCAAATAGCCCATAACGCCGACCAACTTCTATTGCTTCCCAGGTCTAACCCGATTATCGGGTTGCCTTCTCTTGGTGGCACTGGTCGGCCTTCTACGGCCTGCCATTCTTCCACTTTGACAAGCATTTCCTGCCTTGTCTCAACGAGCCGGTTTAATCTAAAAGCCTCGAATGAAGCCTTGAGATAGGGGTTTTGTTTGGCTTCGATCCACTCTTGCCTTACAGTATCCCGCAACGTCTTATTGAGAGAAAACATAGGATTGACACTCTTGACAGTTTCCCAATCTTGCCAATCTAGCTCAGGGTCCGCACTGATATTGAGAACATACGTTCCGGTTTCCTTATTCGTTCCGGCTTTCACTAATTCAGGCCACCAAGACCCAGGCTCAGAAGGGGCTAAGGTGCCAATCAAAAGTAACTTCTGGTCCGGCCTTTTCCCTAACGCTTGCCGCAATGCGTCAAACATAAGCCGCCCGTCCCTGGCTTCCCAACTTGCAGGCTCATCTGCAATGATGAGGTTGTAGCTTGCTAATCCCATAGCCTTTTTAGCGTTACTGGATATAGCCCTTACTCGATTGCCGCTTGCCTTGTGTTCAATCCAAAGCCTTTGTGACGTGTCGGCTATCCGGTACTCTTTCTTTATCTCTGCCTCTGTTTTCTGCTCTGCTAGAGCCTCACGAATAAACCCGAACACAACACGGCTCTGCTCAAGAGAACCCGATACAACAATAACCTCGTTCGGGCCTGCCTCATTCCCTAGCTTGAAGGCAGGGGCAGGGTCTAAAAACAGGGCTGCGATTCTTGCACACAGGAAGCTTTTTGCATTGCCTCTAGGCTGCGATAATGCGGCAATTCTAATTGATCTTGAAAACGCGCCACGAACCCACTTTTTCAAGACTTTGGGGAGTTTTGGTAACGCCTCTGCTATGTTCTGACCTAGTGATTTCATTCTCAATTAGCCCCATATTTTCTCAAGACCGGCCTTGACCTCAATAAATTTTCTCTAGAAAAGGGAGCCCCACTCAACGGCAACCCCCACGTATAGGCAAAGAATCGGGTCCCATGATCTAAATAGT